CCGGTTTTTTCCTTGACGTACTCCTTTCCCTTCACCAATGCCGCGTTCGCGAGCAGCGACAGGCCATTGGATACCAAGGCCGCGATAAACGGTGCCACGTAACCCCCTTTATTTGTTCTATTTCTTGGAGATGATGCGCTGGAACACCAATTCCAGCGCGCTCGTGCCCAGGCTCGCCAGAGCGGCGGCTGCGCCGAGTTGCGCTTCCCACGGGATAGATGGAAAAGCGATAAGCAGGATAGAGCTTGCTGACCCGAGCGCGGCGCTAGATAAAATGCGACCTAATACGACACGAAACGTCAGCCGTTCTTTGCTGGCTAATAGCTGACCGAGGCCCGCGATTATGCCGATGGTCATAAGACCAATTACACTTGCGCTGTCTTTGTCCATGAAACCTAAGCGCCCGGAATGTAGTTGTTGTTTTACGCCGGCCATGCGGGTATCACCGCATCGACAGCACTGATGGTTGCGGCTGCCGATACTTGTGCCTCGGCGTCGTTGCTCGCCTGTCTAACTTGCTTGACCAAGTCCCACGCGGCGCGCATGTTGGTGACTTCCGCCTTCTCCCCGGCGGTCAGGGTTATGCCGTCCAGCCGCTTGTCGTGCAGTTCGTTCAGGCGCGCCAGCATGTTGCGCTGCTTGTGTGCCGGGTAGCGCGCCTCGATCCGTGCGCCGGCTTCGGCCTTGATCTCGCCGATACGGCGGGCCTTGGCTTCGTCCAGTGTCTCGGAAGCGAACGGGATGTTGCCCGCTGAACGCCACGCCAAGTATTCCCGCCAATCGACATTGCCGTCGTCTTTTGGGATGCATGCGCCGTCGGCGAGGCGGATGACGGAATCGGTTTTTGTGAGTTTGTACATGGTTATAGGTTATAGTCTCGCGTCTACAGTAGCGCTGTAGTACAGACCGCCCGCACCGGCCGCAGCGAGGCCGAATACATGGTCATAGACCGAGCCGAGTCCCGGACTCCCCGGTTCGAGCGATACAGTCGGCACCACGCGTTTAGCAGCCTTGTACCAGCATGTGATCGGCACGGTAGCGGTTTGGAACACTAATAGCTCATAGTACCGCCGGCACGTTGCAAGCTGCTCGGCATAACTCGGGACGTAGACGTTGCTCGCATCAGTGCCGGCAACGAGACGGACATCGGCGATGTTGATGTAGTTGTTGACCGTATCGGCGAGATTTACGACATTTGAGGTTCCAAGAAAGTCGCCGGCCTGCCAAGCGTTGGGGGTTGTTTGGTATGTGCTGCCGACAGCGAAGAAGATATCGACCTTGATGCCGATACCTGTCGTAAAGTCCCACGTTCCACCAGATGGTACCGCGCTAATCGTGATTGTTTTCTTCTCCCACGTATTAGCGGCGTTGATTGTGAACTCCGTTACATAGCTACGATCCGAAGTCGCGGCGTTGCGCAGGTTCGCGCAGTAAGTACCCGTCTTGTTACTCTTGACCCAGAATTGCAGGGTTTGAGTCATCTGGTAGAGCGGCGCATAGTCATAACCCTCGACGAAGAAACTCACTCCGGCGTAATCCCCTGCGGCCGGGGCGGCGGCATCAGCCGTAGTGCATAGCGCACGCAACGAATAATTCAACTTGCGGCCAGCCTGAGCGACGTCAGGAACGTCCGTAGACCTATCCAGTGTCCACGTTCCTTGAGCATTCAAAATCGCGAGCGCCATATCTGCTAACCGCGTACTACTCGTCAGGCCCGTATAACTCGTCTTATCCTGCCACACGTTGAAGTCGCCGTTGATGAGGACGTTGCGCTTCAGCAGGCCGACGTGCTCGTAGGCCGTTTCCCCAGAGTTGACGGCGAGGCCCTTGCCCTTCTGGCCCGTCATCGACGCCGGGAAGGCGGACGAGGCAAGGTCGGCCCAGGCCGATCCGGTCCACACGCGCATCTTGTTCGAGGTCGTGTCGAAGTAGAGAGCGCCCGTGAGAAGCGCGTTGCCGTCGTTGTCGATCGTCGGGGCAGTGGCCTTCTGGCCTAAGTAGCGGTCGTCGAAGTTGTCGTAGGCCGTCTCGGCGGCGGTCTGCGCGTTCTGCGCCGCCGTTGCGCTATTCGCGGCGTTCGTTGCACTCGTGGCGGCGCTGCTTTCGCTATTCGCAGCATTGGTCGCGCTGTTGGATGCGTTCGTGGCGCTGGTGGCGGCGTTGGTTTCGCTCGTCGCCGCCGCGTTCTTGCTGGCGAGCGCCTTCGCCGCATGGTGCTTGGCGCTGTAGGAACCGGGCGCGAAGGTAATCTCTAAATCTTCATTGCGATCCGCCCACTCGTTGGCGCGCGACTCAGCCAGCCCGGCGTTGTTTTCCGAGGTCAGGGCAGCGGCGGCGCTATTGGAAGCATTGGTCTCGCTGGTAGCGGCGTTCGTGGCGCTGGTGGAAGCGGATGTCGCGCTGTTCGCCGCATTGGTAGCGCTCGTATCGGCACTGGTCGCGCTGGTGGATGCGTTCGTGGCGCTGGTCGAGGCGGACGAGGCGCTGTTGGAGGCATTGGTCTCGCTGGTAGCGGCGTTCGTGGCGCTCGTGGAGGAATCCTGCGAATACTTCTTGGCGCTGAACTCGGCGTTGTCTACGGTGCCGCCGATGTACGTCGCCCAATCCTTCGCCGACCCGCCGCCAGCAAGCCCGCGAATAAACGTCCCGACCGCCCACTCCTTCGCTGAATAGAATCCGGCAATCACGGCCGCGCCGATCTTGGTTGCCCAATCGCGCGCTTCGAGTGTCGCCGGCCACGGATCGAGCCGGCCCGGATACGGCGGGAGCGAGGAAATATCTTGCAGGTTGCTGTTGGCCTCTGGCACGACGGCTGTCACTTCGAGGATTCTGCGGCCCGTGGTCGGATGGTACGCGCGCACGAGGTAGGTGCTCTCTGTGGAGCCGCGCGCGTTCGGCCACAACGCCATGACGGCGACGCCGCTCGCGTCGGTCGTAAACTCTTGCAGCTTTGGGACGACGTAGCCGCCGTCTACTTCTTCGCGATCCAGCTTGACGACGATCTTCGCGCCAGCGACGGGTGCGCCGGCCTGATCGTTGATCGTGGCCGTGACGTTTACGGTGACGAGAGCCATTAATCAATTCCCCCGAAGGAGACGGGATCGACCGTCAGCGAAAGATCGCCGCCGCCTTTCATGACGCGGGCGCGTCCATCTCCGATATATTTTTCAAAACGCTTGCGGTAGAACTCCGCAAGCTCAAAATTTGTCCACGCCTTATTCGGCAGGATCAACAGCCGCGCGAGCGCGCCGGCCGCGATGGCGTCGAGCCAGGAGTCGTAGAGATACTGGTCCGCGTTCTCCGACGTGCGTGTCGGTTTCAGCGCGACACGCACGGTGAGCGCGTCGATAACCTCGGCGGTCGGGACGGGGACTACGCGGATCACCTGCTGCGACTCGTCGTAGATAAACGTAGTCGGTTGCGTGCCGGTGGCGGATTGCCAGCCGGGTTGATCGCGCGTCAGGTCGGCATGCGTCGTCGGTCCCGCCAGCTCTTTCCCCTTGTAGCGCACGCCGCGTTTCGGAACGGTGACGATCTCGGATTCCAAGTCCGGCGGGTCGAGGTCGTATTCCGCTTGGTTCGCTTCGATGGTGATGGGGAAATCCAATTCCGCCTGCCATACGCGGGTACGCTGGCAAAAGTCGATAGCGGCGGCGCGGATGGCGTTGATCGCCGTGACATCGGCGCAGCCCTCGACGGATGGCAGCACTTCGGCCAAGAATGACTCCCAGGACACCTTAGCCATTTACGCCACCCTTCGGGAACTGGTTGGGAGAGGTACTGAAATCGGCGCGCACCTTGACGCCGAGCGCATTGTAGAACGACTGCTCGAAGCTGCCGGCCAGGACTTGACTTCCTTGGGACGAAATCTCTTTCTTGTAGGCGCAGCGTTTCATGAAGTCCTTTATCGGCCCTTCGTATACGTCGGCCAGTTCAATGGCTGTGTCAAGGTTTGCCGACGTGACTTCGGTCGGAGCCTTCGAGTACGCCAGCTCGACCCATACTTGGGTCGTCGCGTGAACCGGCGGCGACACGTAGAACGCCGAGGGGAATCGCTCGTCGAAGGCGAAGTTGTTGATGACGGTCTTTGCAGCGCGCGAGTGCCATGTCGGGTCGGCCGCGTCCAATGTCGCCCGGTCGGCCTTCTTGATCGGCTTGCCGGGGGTTGCGCCAGCCGGCCCCATGTTCCGAACAACATCAAGCAACGCCAGACCGTTTGCAGGAATCGCCTGCTTGGTGCCGGCGACTAATTGCACCGTGGACACGACGCTATTAGCGTCGGGGCGCACCAAGACAATCTGCCGCATCGCGCTGTTCAGGTATGAGATCAGCTCATCCTGAGTCCAGCGCGTTTTGTTGGGATCGGCGAGATCGCGCGCAACGTCCGCGATGATGTTGGTCGGAATCAGGGCCATGGGTTACTGAGCTGGCGACGCGCTGTAGGAGAATCGGCGCACTTGGCGCTCGATGATGTCCTTGCTCGACTCGTTGCGCTCGAAACGGGTTTCGACACAGTTTTCGAGCGCGTCGATGACGCACTGCGGGACTTTGACTTCGACGTTGCGCTTGATGCGCCACGTAAAACCGTTGACGCCGACAACGACATCGTCGGTGCCGCCAACACCATCCTGCTCGAAAATCTTGAGCTTGTAGTTCTTGGGCGCTTCGTACAGGTTGCTCGCCGCCTGCTCCTGCTCGTTCTCCGACTCCGCCTGCGCGTCCTGGGCGTCGAGGATTTGCTGAATCAAATCTTCCTTGGTGACGGCATCCGCGTCCTCGATCATCAGGCCGACGATACCGCCGAGCTTGACCAGCTCGTCCTTCGTCATGCGGTTGAGGGTGCTTCGCTCGAATTGGGCAATCATTGGGTTGGTGTGATCTCTTAGGAGTTAAAAAAGAAAGGGCGCTCGGAAGCGCCCCTTCACCGACTTCTCAACCTCTTTATTCTAGGTTGTTGACGAACGCGGAAGCCGTGACTTGCACAACGGTTTCCGCGTCGGACTGCGGCGTACTGGTGTTGTACTGCCCCACCTGCGCGCCATCCCCGCGATGGGTATGGGCGTCGAACACCGTCTTGTTGGCGGCGAGATCAGCCTTAAGCTGATCGAACAACGCCTGCAAGGCGCGGCGAACCGACGGGTCGCGCACTTGGTTGATGAGATTGGTAACGTTTGCCACTATTGGAGTCCTCCGAAAAAAGAAGGGGGCTATTAGCCCCCTTCGTTATGGGTTACGGTTTCAGCTCACCCTTACGGGTTCACCTTCGCCGCGCACTCCAACCGCGCCATCCACAGGTCTTGCAGGATGACGGCCGTTTGCATCGACTTCCACGAAACGTGGCCGCGCTGCGCCAGCGGATCGCTATCCGACGGTTTCGGGTTGACCACCATCGGGGTGAGCGAGTTCTGGCCCTTGAGCGGAACGATGCCGTAGGCGTCGCGCGCGATGTAGAGGATGGGGTACACGTCGGCGTTGACGCCGGTCGTGGACAACATCTCCGTACCGCTGCCGGCCTTGGCCGCGCCCGCGTCCGCGAACGGCACGAACACGGTGGACGCGACGTAGCGCACGTCCTCGACCTTGCCGATCTCCGCTTCATACGGCGTCATCGAGCCGTACTCCTCGACCGGCACGAAACCGGGCAGGTTGCGGATGTCACCTTCCATGTCCGAGTGGCACAGGCCGATGAAGCTCGGCGCGACGTTCTGCGTACCGAACGCCGGGGTAGACTTGATGACGCTGGTGATCTTGCGCGCGTTCTGCTTTTTCAGGCTGCGCGTGATCTTGCGTTGCAGTGACAGCGTGATGGTCGTGTTGACTTCGTTGCGTGCCGTGCCGTTGGCGTAGAACACGTTGGTACCCGCCTTGAGCACGTTGAAACGCACCGTCTCGATCATCTGCGCCGCCTGCTCGCCGAGCACGTCCACGGCTTCGCGCAGAATCGGGTCTTCGTGGGTGTCCATCACAACATCAGTGATGGTCACGAGATCGCCGTACTGCGAGAGGTTCGCGGTCACGTCGGTCTTGGTGAGCGTCTTGGCGGCGGGCGTCACACCCTCGGTCAGCGCATTCGGCGTCGCGCTCAGCGCTTCGTAACGCCGAAACACAATCGACTTGCTCTTGTTGCTCGGGAGAGGCTTCGACTGCCCGAACTTCTCCAGGCAGAGGAAGGGAAGGCCGCGCTTCAACATCTCGACTGCGGCGTAAGCAGCCGTGCGCGGCGAGATATCGCCGTATGTGGTGGTTGCCATTGATTAAAAAACTCCGGCTACGGGACTCCGGCGTCATCGCGACGCTGGTAAACCCTGGGTTTAGGACTTTGCTGCGGCTTCCTCGAAGGCCCCGCTGAAATCGTCGTTGTCGGGCGCGGTCTGTTTCCCGGTGGGATACTTACCGCCCCGCCGTCTGACGGCTTCGGCGTCGGCCGCTTGGCGCTCGCGGCGTTCTTTTTCGTTGCTGCCCTTGTCGTGCTTGTCATCCTTGTTCGCGCTCCGGCGGCTAAGGCCGTTTGCCTCTTTGTACGACCAGAGGAGATCGACGATCTCCTCGGCGCTTCCGTATTGGAGCACGCCTTCATATGCTTTCCGTAGGTAACTCGGCTGCGCTTTGACCCAACCGTCGAACTTCTCGGACTTCGTGACCTCCTCCCAGTCGTTATGACCGGAGGCGATCTTCGCCAGGTGCTCCTCGAAGGCTTCTTCTTCCAGGGACTTCACGATGGGCTGTAGCTTCTGATCCACCTTGCCGGTGAACTCGCGCTCCAACTCGTCGCGCACGTCCTTGCGCTGCTTCTTGAGTAACACTTCGAGCGGCTTACGCAGGCTCGGGAAATCCTCGTAGAACGTCTCAAGGATTTGCTGCGCCTCGCTGTCGTCGTCCGGGCCGGCGTCTTTCTTGTCCTTGCTATCGGACTTGCCGGTATCCTTCGATTTTTCCAGCTCGGCGAGCCGCGCTTTTAGCGCCTCGTTCTCCTCGGCCTGCTTTCTCAGCCGGCCTTCCCAGGAGCGCGTGCGTTGCTGCTCGGCCTCGTACTTCGCTCTCCAGTCGTCGCCTTGGTCGGCCTTCTCATCCTTGTCGGACTTGTCGTCCTTCTTGGAATCGTCGCCGGCCTTATCGCCGCCCTGGTCCGCGTCGTCGTTGGCTTGGTCGTCTTTGTCGTCGTCTTTGCCTTCGTCGGCGGACGTGTCATTGGCTCCGGTGTCCTTCTTGCTCGGGTCGGAGTCTGTGTCGTCGTCCTTCGATTTGCTGGCGGGCTTGTCCAGGCTCGCCTGCTCGAATGCGTCGTTGAAGTCGGTTGTTTCTTCGCTCTGCTTCTTTACCTCGTCGGGCATGGTTTTGTTGTTGCTCTCGTTGCGGGCAGCTTGCGCCGTATCCGCGTTGCTGAAATGCCGTCGGTGTCCCTTGCGGGGCCGTCGGCTCCTAAATCGTTATATGTATCCGCCGTCGCGTTGCGGCGGCAGCTCGCGCGTGATCTCGCTAATCAACTCGCGCACCTTGAGTATCGCGCCGTGCAGTTGCGCGACTTGATCGGCCGGCTTGCCAATGGCCTGTTCCTTCCACTGTTCGATGGCCGCGTTCAGCAGGGCAATCATCCGGTCGGTGCCCGTCGTGCCGCGCAGTTCGCGCACGGCGGCAAGCGCGAGCTTGTAGTCGTTAAGCTGCTTCATCCGACGGCGGGTTGTACCGGCCCAGCGGGACCAGCCGGCTGCAACATACCCGAGACTTCCGCCATATCCTGCTCGAACTCCTCGTCCGTCTTGACGACGCCCGACAGGTCGCGGACTTTCTCAATCTTGCGCAACAGCTCGCCGCGCTTTACCCACGGGCCATCGACCGGGTTCGCCGTCTGCTTGGCGAAGGCGTCGAGCTGCTGCGTGTAAATCTCGCGCGCGACCAGCGACGTTGATCCCCGGGCCTTGACCTTGTAATCGCCCTTGATGTCATCGCGGTCGTTGAACTGCATGTTCCAGTAGTACATGCCCTCGACGAACGGCTTGGTGATGCCGTTGTCGTAGTTGCGCACGCTGTCTTTCAGCGTAATGGTCGCCGCGCCCATGAGCATCGACAGCCCGCCGACGGTGCGGCCGACTCCGTTATCCTGCTCGCCGTGCATGTAGCTCGGGATGGTCGATGCCTCGTCGCCAAGCTGTTTGAACTGATCGGCCAGCGCCAGCAATTCATTGGTATACGACGGCAGGGTGTAAACCCTCAGCAACGGCGCTTGCGCGTCCGCGCCGGTCCCCGTGCGGACCCACACCCGGAATGGATACAGCTCCGTCGGCGACTCGCCCTCGGCGAGCATGTTGGCGTTGCACTCTATTTGCGGACCGGCGCTAATAGCGGCGTTGTCCAGGGTCGCCCGGATCGCGGCGTTGAATAATTGCTGCGTGTCGCGCAGCACGCTCGGCACCGACACGCCGAATATGCTGGTCTCGTCCTTCTCGAAGTAGTACATGTGATACGGCCGCATCCGTTGCTCGGTCGGGTTCACCACGGCCTTGATGACCGTGCTGCCGACGATCCAAACATTGGCCTCGTACTCCTGCTCCTGCTCCTCGGGCGACAGCTCCACGCCATTGGCGTAGAGATCATGGCCGCTGACCCAACCCCAATACTCCAAGACCTCGTACTTGCGGCGATGCACTTGCACGCCGTCTTTCTTGCCGTTGATGTTGCGCAACTCGGATTCGTGGTAGCGAACATCGGCCAATCCCTCGGGGTAGGCTTTGAGAAATTCCCGAATCTTCTCGGCGTTGAAGCTCTTGCGCTGCGCGAGCTTTCGCAGGTCGGCCTTGTTCATCACGTGGCGCTGGAACTCGCCCTCGGTGTCTTCGTGGCGCGTCGCCGACATGTCCGGGTAGTAATCCCAGATCGGCACAAACTCGAAGAACGGGAACAAAACTTCATGCTCGCTCAGCTCGTATGCGCCGCCCATATTCACCCAATGGCGCTCCACGCGCCGCTCGACGAGCGGGCCTTTTAGAACTCCGGTCCCGAATAGGTGGCCCGAGTGCATCACGTCGCCCGCGACCTCGATGTACTTGCCCTCGGTGAGCTGGTCATCGATTTGCGTCGCCATGCGCTCGGCCGCTTTCTTGGCAACCTCGGCAGCGATCTTTGTCATCTCATCGGCGGTCGGCTCGACGCCGCGCTCGGCCATGACCGTCGCGATGATCTCTTGCTTCTTTCGCTCGGGAATCTCGGGAACCGGCGTCGGATCAACCGACCAATTCTTCTCCGAGCCACCGGGGAACAGCATGTCCATCATGCGCGCGTCCATGGTCTTGACCTTGGTGCGCGTTAAGCGAACAAACGCCTTGGAGCGCTTGGGATGGATGTTGCGCGCGATCTCGGGGTCGTAGATGCCCTTGTACTGGCGCAAGTCTTTCAGCCACTCGTCTTCGTACTGCTGGCGCTCGCGCGCCCAGTCATAGAACGTCTTGCGTAGATGCACCCCGAGCGCATCTTCGACGGCCTTCTGCTCGGCCGTGGCTTGCGGCTGCTCAACCATTAGCGGCAATGCCCGTCGGAATCGGGATCAAACGGGTCCAGCAATTCACGACAGAACCAACGGGCGAGCTTGCCACGCCAGCTATTGCTATCGTTCAAACGCGAAACGCGCGAGGTAAAGAGCAATTCGCGCGGCGGTTCGAGAAACAACAGCGAACCGACGATGACGTTGAACAGCACGTCGGCGACCAGACCAATAGCAAGCCACGGATAGCCGAGTATCTTGGCACCAAACGTCAGCCGGCCCTGGTCGCGCGCTGACTTCAAGTGCATGATGGAAAGATACCCGCCCCAGGTGAACAGAATGGCGAGTAACACCCCGACCACCGCATACAGCGCTGTCAACAGTCCCGGCATTTTTTATGTCTCGTTATGGTTATGCTGTTACGTTCTGGCAGTCTTTCGGGATGAACCGAACGATTGTGTTGTCGTAGCGGTACTCGCTCGGCCCGAACGCCAGGTCTTTGAAATTCGCGCAGTACCAGATGGTGATTACCGTCGGCACGGTCGCGTTGTTGTACGGGATGGTGCTAACAGGCACATGCACGCATGAGGCTACCGCTACCGCTAATAGCGGCCACAACGCGCGCATGTTGCACCCCCGAAATAAAAAGGGCGCACGCAGCGCCCTGATGCCGGATCACCGGCGGTGTCCTCCGCGACGGGAGGTTTTTATGGTTCCCGTCCAAGACGGGCATGCCCAAGTTGGGAACGATCAAGCCCAAATTGGGAATGTAGTAACCCGCGTTGGTGCGCTGCCGCTCCAGGCTGCGGTATTGCAACGGCTCGCGTGACGGGTGTTGTTTCATTAAGCGCCCCCGCGCGGTCGCCCCACTGATGCGTACCGCGCGGGTTTCTCACTGCTTCTCGCGCTATGGTGTATCTAGTACCCGGCCGCGCTGTCGCCCGGTCGGTAGTCGCTTCTTGCTATGCGTACCGTCTTTTGCTTCGGCTGTTCGATGAACAGGCACGCATACTGCAACGCATCGTGCGGATGCGAGTATTGATTCTTGTCCGGCTCGTCGTGGAATCGCTCGTCGCCCGCGACTTGCATGCGGCGGTATTTGTAGCCGCCGTTGAACCCCTTGCGGAGATACTTGCACGTCGGCGACAGCAGGAACCCCGGCTGGCCGTCGATGAGCCGCGTCAGGAATCCCGCCACCGCTTCGCGGCGCGGCGTAATCAGGTTCGTGCGCGGGACGACTACCTTGAACCCGGCCTGTTCCAGCTCGCGATGGCAATTACTCTCATCGCTCTCGGCGCGCTTGTTGCCGGCCGGATCGGGACTGCTCGTGGACGCGAGGCCCGGATACTTCGTCGCCAGAAACGGTTTGACGACGTGATTCGCAAAGCTGCGTATCCCCATGCCGTCGCCGACAATCTCGTCCAGCACTCTCACCTGCCCGCGCGGCGTAATCTGCAAAATCACGCAGGCGGGGGTAAGTCCAAAGTCCCAACCCAATATCAGCGGCAGTCCCTTGAACGCCAGTAGCGGGCCTTTGGCGCAATGAATGTTGTCGTTGTACTCGGG